TTTTTATTATCATAGAAATACGAACCAGTATCGCAACTATACATATATCTATTATCGTTGTCTTTGGACAGAGTACCAACTTTAGTCTTACTATCAGTGTCCTCGATGATCCAGAATTTATTTTTTAATATTTCGTTTGCTTTTAAATGTGTCATAGTACAGGATACCTCGCTTGTAATGGTTCGGCGTAAGCCTGAGCATTATCAGTTATTCTTTGCATATCATACAATGCACAGAACTTCATAAGACGCAAACCTACTTGTTTAATGTTCTTAGGTTGTGCATTCTCTTGAATAGTTGTTGTAATTTTCTCTTTAATGTTCTCAGGTTGTGCAGTAAGATCACATAGTATTACATTACGATTATAATCATCTAATACTCTATGTTCTACACCTTCATGATCAACCCAACGTTGTAACATTAAGTTATTCCAAGCATAGCCTTTATTGCTTTTATCTGCAAATGCTTCTTGTAAGCCTACCTTGTTCTTAGTGCCTTTTACTCTTACACCAGGATAAGCACTAAACACGTTGTCACTAGTGTCGCCTCTCATACACTTTTCAAACAGTAACCACTCAGGGTTAGGTGCAAGTTTTTCTGCTTTAGTTTTCTTATCTATAATCTTCTTACCCTTGTCATCAAAGTAACCTTCGTGTGTAATAGTTGTATTGCTAACACCGTTATACTGTGTAACCTTAGGGCTAATAAGTTGTGCAAAGTCTCCGTCTGTGCTGATAATAACGTGTTCGTCATCTGGGTGTGCTTGTACCCAACCTGCAATAAGATCATCTGCTTCTAGTTCATTGTGTTGCAGTACAGTACAGTTAGTCTTTTCTGTAACAAAGTTTTTAAAGTTATCAAATGTTTCCCAGAACACTTTTTCTTCTTCTGCCTGTGCTTCTGTTAGTGCATCTCTACTTTCTTTTCTGTTACGTTTGTAAGGCTCATAAAAATCCTTACGCCAGCTTCTGCCTTCTAAACAGAACACAACATGACTGCCATCAAAGTCTTGCCATGCCTTTTTAATACTATTGAACGTAATATGAAATGCCATACCTACCTTTATGTCCAATTCGCCTCGTACTACATGGCGAGCTCTAAAGAAAGTATTCGCAGTATCTATAAGAACATATTTCATTTTATTACCTATTTAATTTTCTATTATGTTTAAATTATAGCACAAAATTAACACGTTGTCAAGAAACTTCTGTCTTGCCATCTTTACGTTTATTGATCTTTATATGACCAGCATCTCTCTTAGGATCCAAACCTTGTTCTTCCAAAATGTTTCTTGCAATAGTCTTAAACCATGCATCAACAATCTGCTCGTTTGTTTCTCCAGAGTATCCTGCGTCTAGTAGTTGTTCAATAAATTCGTTATTCCAATCCAATTCAAAGAATCCGTTTTTGATATCCTTTGGATTAACATGGGTATTCAAAACTGCAACCCAAGGCTTTTTATCCTTTGTTGCTTGTTTCTTTTCTTCCTGTAAAATACGTAGTCTTTTCTCTTCAGACGTTTCTTCTACTGGACCTTTCTTAACGAACTTATCTTTGACCTTGTTTATAAAGTCTTTCATAAGTTTTCTCCTTCTATTCTCCAATCATTACCAAAACTAAGAATACAATGTGATTGATAACTTGGATGAAACTCTAGTATTGTATACGAATTTGTTTTTGGATTGACCCAAACTGACATTGGTATAAATGCAGTAGTATCTGATAGTCCTTCACCACCATATACCTTTGTTGCCTGTGTTCCTTGAAAACGAAGTATCTCTCCTCTATTGAGCAACCCCTGTTTCACTGTTTCCCAATCCGCACACATAACAGGCTTCTGATTCCATTCAGCCGCCTTTGTGTCTGTGTAAACTGCCACCGCAGTAAACAAAACTAATATAGCTATTAACATTTTCATAATAACACCTCCTAAGTGCCTATCGCATTACCAAACAAGTATACGTGTACTCTTGCCGCCACGTTATAACCTCTTTGAAATGCCAGTTTAGCAACGTCACCTGCTGTCGCAGTTTGCTCTTCTTCTCTAGCCCCAACGGGCATGATCCATACAGGCCAATTACAACCTGCTGATCTAAATTTCTCTATAGCTTCGTCCATCTCGTCCCATTGTCTTTGTTCACTACCTACAACAAACTTTAATTGTCCTTTGTTAGAAACTTGATAATATTCTCCAACTACTTCTGGAATAATAGCTTTCTTAGTTTGTTCACCTGATACTGTAAACAGTTTAGGACTACAACTAAAGAATACTTCTTGATCAATTCCTGTAGCCCATTCTTTAAAAGGCTCTCTTAACTTTTGTGTACCGTTAGTTTCAAAAGTCATTGACTCTGGTAAATTACCTTGTTTTAATAATTCTTCATATATACCAACACTTGCCTGTTGTCCAGTAATCATTAAAGGCTCACCACCTGTAAAGCATAAGTGTTGTCTTTGCTTACTCATAGGATGTAAGAACTTGCCTTCTGGGTTCGACTCTGTCTTTAGTATATCAACAATCTTGTTTGCTAAAGAATCAGGAGTTTCTTGACCCATCAAGTGTTTATACTTCTTAGCCCAAGTATAACTAGAATCACAACCTTTTTCCCAAACAGGTAAGTCTTCAACTCTTTTTACTTGGCTTACATCATAATCTAAAAACGGAAGATCATATGTGTCAGGATTTGTAGGATCTACTTGTCCAAAGCCACTACATTGTAGATTGCACAAGAAGAAACGTATCCAAGCAGTAGGCACACCTGTATAATGTCCTTCACCCTGGATTGAATGAAATATTTCACTGTAATAATATTTCTTCTCTGCCATTTCTATTCACTTATTTTAACTAATGGTTCATGGTAGTAACTATCGTTATAGTCACCGTCTGTTCCTCTAAAAGTTCTAATAGTAGATTCTTTTATAAGCATACCATCTTTCTTACGATACGTAATGAATTCTTGTTTGATCACGCCGTCAGTATCTCTATCGATATGTTGTTTCATTGGACCTTCCTTCATTAAACTATCTCCTCTATTATTCCTAAGACCTCTGCAATAAACAAGATGGCTCCTGCGGCCATAAAAGGCCAGCCCCATGCTTCTAACATATATCCGCCGTAGACTAAACAGCCACAGGCTACCATTCGGAATATACTTTTAACAAGGCTTACACTAAAGTGATTATCACCTGGGTCTTTGTTTGCTATACTAATTTTACTCATGTTCTCCTCCTGGATCTCCTTTAGGTAAATCTACTTTATAAGGAAGACCATTTTTATCTCTCATAATAACATGACCTCTGCCTCTGCCATATGAGTGATACCCTTTAACAAAGTTAAAGGCGTTTGGATTACTTTCAACAACTTTAAATGTTGCAACAGTAATAACAACTCCTGCAACGAAAAGCATATGAGCAATAGCACTAATGCCAAATGCCCAAACACTATCAACAATTAAAATTGCAAAAATACTTGACCACATAAATGCTAGTATCTGCATCATCATATGACGCACCTGTAAGTCTGGGATATGTCTTAATGGATTAACTCTATGATCCATAATACCATTCCAACCTGATACAATCCATTCTCTAATCACGTGCAAACTCCTGTTGTAATTTGATGTTATCCATAAACTCTTTTTTAGTACCCATGTCTTTTTCAAATGCACCACGTAAGACTGTAGTTTGTGTTAAACTACTTCTTGCCATAATACCTCTGTTCTCACAACAACCATGTGTTGCTTGAATGTAAACACCTACGTTAGGACTGTTAGTTGCCTTACCAATCTCATTAGCAATAACATTATTAAGTTCTTCTTGTAGTGTACCTCTTCTTGCACACCATTGAGCAATACGTGTATACTTAGAAAGTCCAATAAGTGTTTCCGCGGCAATAATACCAATGTATGCAACACCACTCACTGGTTGGTGATGATGTGAACACATACTTTTAATTTCGCTTCTTACAACAAGCATACCCTTATAACCATCTTCTACATGGTTCGGAAATGCAGTTGCATTAGGCATTGGGTTATAACGTCCTTGCATAAGTTCATTGATATACATCTTTGCAAGACGTCTACCAGTGTCCATACTGTTAGGATCATTAAAACGATCTATAACCAAGCTGTCTAACACTTCTTCAAACTTTGGTGTAAGTTCTTCGATTAGTGCATCTTTGTCTCCTGGTTGTAGATGCTGTGATATGTTGTCACCAGCCCAGAATCTATCTCCTGAGTCTTGTAACCTCTGTATTATTTCTTCACTTTTCTTCAATTCTCTTCTCCGATGTTAAGGCAGTGGATTGCCTGTACTTGTTTATAGTATACACTTATTTAGGTTTTTTGTCAAGTTTATTCTGAAAAGTATCTGTTCAATACTTCCAATTCATCCATGTACTGAGCAATAACGGCTAATTCTTTTTCGATTGCTTCTAATACGTCCGGATGCTCGCCAATCCCTACACTATTATTTAGGTACACTTCAACATTCATTTTATGTTTGTCGATGTGTCCTTGTGCATGGCTCTTGAGTGCTTCTATCATTTTAGCTCTGTTGGACATTTGATTTCCTTTCAAATTGTTGTGGCAGATATTCTAAGGCAATAATCTTATGGATGTCTTCTCCGAAGTGTTCTCCATCGATTGTTTCTTTAGTAATATCCACGTTCTTTTCACGTAGAAACCATTCTTCTACATGATTGGTTGCGACCTGGATGTAGTCAAAGTTATAAAAAGAATTTCTTAACTTTGGAATAAGCATTTCATCTGGTATCCAAGTCCATTTGTTTAGACTGAATAATTTAAGTTCAGCCCCATTGTTTCTGCATAACTCTTGCAGTATATACATCTCCTTAAACCACTCACGTTGTGCTTTAAGTGACATAATTTCCATCCAAGTCTTTACTTTCATAAACGGCTCTGCTCTTAAGTCAGGTTCGTCAACCATAAATCTTGGATTGAATTTTACGTTAAAATGTAACCTATCAGAATAGTCCTGAGGGTAACATTGGAAAGGAATATCAAATACATCTCTCTTTTCGTTGTGTATTCTTTTTAACCATAAGTCGATATTGCCTTTTTTATGTTCCAGATGATACAGTTCATCTAAAGGAACCATGTTCTCATAATCCGGTGGATCCATCATGCTTAATCTAAAACGATTCCAGTATGTGTTCTGTACGACAACTTCTTTTATGTCATCGTATGTCTTAAACAAATGACTTAACCATTCGCTATATTCCCACCAGCCATTACTACTGTTAGCAAATATAACTCCGTCAGCATCTTTGTTATTGATGTAGAATTCTGCCCAGTTGTTGTCATTCCACTTGCCACTGAAAGGCCAAGTGTTAATATCCAACACTTTATCCTCAGGCATATCCTTAACATGATATCCGCAAGTATGACTACAACCTAGAGCCGCAATTCTCATTTATTTAAGATCCTCTCTTGTGCTTCAATAATTTCTTCTGTTGTAAATTTACCTTCACGTATATTTAGATCCTTATCTATATATTTTTGCTTATGTGGCAACACTCCTCGCACACCTCCTTTAGGATCTGCCATATCACCTTCACGCCTAGGAATCAAATGTACGTGTGGCCACATTACACTTTGTCCTGCTTCTTTGCCTACGTTCTGTCCTATGTTAAAAGCATCACAGTATCCACGTTCAACCCAATCATAGCCCCATTTGTAAGCGGCCTTAAAACATTCTGTCAAATGATCCCAGTCTTCTACTTTAGGTACAAAAAGAATATGTCCTTCTGTAACCGGATACTTGTCCTTAAACACAGTAAATTGTCTAGTGTCTACTAACACGTCTTTCCAAGGTATTTGACTAAACTCCATAAAACTCTTCCTTAATGTATCTTTTTAATTCATGATCACCTACGTTCTCAGGTACACGTTTGTTATAGAATAACTCGTAACTATCTGATCCGTATTTGCCGATGCCATATAACTTTGTAGCATCTACCTTATCCCAAGTTAGAAAGTCTTTTGTCATCTTTCTAATTGCGTTCTCACGTCTATTATAAAATCCTAAACTTTTTATTACGTTAATAACAGTTGCTTTTCTGCTTCTAAGAAACTTCTCTGGCGTTGGCCATCTATCAAAAAACTCTGGTAGTACTCTTTTAACTTGTATTCTACCTGTTTGATTTAAACATATAACACCTACAAAGTGTTGCCATAAGTTTTCTACCTGTTGTTGAACCATTAAGTCTTCACGCATCTATGTCAATCCATTCAGTAACTTTGATCATATCGTGTAGTTTCCTTTTAGCTTCTGTTATATTCTTTGCAGGTACCCAGGCTTGTCCTATACCTTCGTGTTCATTCAAACGTCTTATTTCCAATGCTATATCGCTATCTGCTTTTTTGTGCATACTGATAACCGCTGGCACTTTAAAGTTTAATACGTGTACCCTATCTTTTATATCAGGAAATTTAACTATATTATCGGTCATATCTTGGGTTTAATTTTAATTAATTTTTTTGGTCTTAATTTCAAAGCTCTAGTCATTAAGTTTATTATACCACCTTTTTTGAATTGTGTCAAGAATCTTTTTCTATCTAATTCCTTAATAATGTCATCTGTAAGAATACATTCTTTTAATTGGACAAATGAATTTAATTTTGGTGTTGTAAACTTAACGTAGCATAATGGATCTCCACGTTTAATAACCAATTTCTTTTTGGTATCGTTAAACACAAATCCCCAACTAATACTTCTTATCCAACTATGTATGTTATAACTACCGCCAATAACTTCACCTGGAAATTTATCCATGTGCATAAAAGGTGGCAGTATTTCCATTAAGCATGGATCATCTGCTATAAACAAATAGTTTAAATTAAATTGAAACATAGGCTTTTTAACATCATACATTTCATTAGGCTGATGTAGTGTAACTAAATTTTGTAATTGTTGTGTATCTACTTCGTCACTTGAAATTTCTACTGCACCATCTTTAGGCGTAGCAGTAAAAGACACAGGCGACTTTAAAAGAAATAGATTATTATAGAAGCCTTGATAAGAAGGACAATCTATTACACCTCTATTATTATAATCTTTGTTTACTATCTTTGGTGTCTTGAATCTTTCAGGCTCTACAACCAGTAGTTCTGGTATACTTCCTGTCCAACACCAACCTATGTTAATCATACTTTCCCACGTTCTCCCAAGGATAAACTAACCAAACGTCTTCCTCAGCTTTGTTAACTTCGTCACAGAAGTAAGAAACAGATCCAAACTTACTAGCTAGGTTTTCTGTAAGTGTAGCAAATTTAACATTGCCACCCCATATCCTAGCCCACTTGTCTGGGTCATTGTGTCTTGACTCCCAATCTTTTTTAATCCAGTTAAATGTAGCACCAGTGTCGTTGATGTCATCTACGATTAAAATTTTCTTACTAGTTGGGCTACCTGATGCAACCTTGCCATCTAGAATACCAAAAGCATCATCGGCCATCCAGTCAACACTATCACCTGCTCTACCTGATTCGTTATCACGTAGACTAATCTTAATAGACTCACAACGTATGCCAGTCATGTTACTAATAATAGTTGCTGGTACATTACCACCTCTGGTAATACCTACAATATAGTCGGGTCTCCAAGAGTCATTGTACATATCGCTTACGATACTTGTACACATATTCTCCACGTCTTTCCAACTATAATATTTTTTCTTAATCATTATTACTCCTAATATTAAAGTTACCACTGATAGAATACCTATCACTGTTTGTTACATTTTTCCCTGTGTAGTGAGAAATCTTTGAATCAAATATTAAGAGCATACCCGGCTTAGGTTGTATCTCTTTTTCGAAACGTGGCATATCATTTACAAATACTGTGAAGTGTAAGTTACCTTGGCCTTCCACGTGTGCTGGGTAATACACAAAAGACCATTTGCTTTTAGTATGACTATGAAAGGCAGTACTACCATTTGGTTCTGTTTTGTGTGTCCAGATTCCTGTTAATTCTAAATCTTCATCTGTGTATTGCTTAACTGCTTTTTCTACTTCACTCATAAAGTGTAAACAACACGGATTGTTTGGAAACTCAAAATCTTCGTAGTGTGTGTCCTCAGGATTATTATCAATCCTTGTAACACGTCTACTAACACAATCTATTATTTGTTTATCGTCTACGTTAGTTAAGTTAGTTTCATATACATTAATGTTTACTATGTTATGTAATTCAGTTGTAATAGGCATAGGTGGAACATATTCTTTATGCCAAGGATAAGTTTCTTGCTTACCCATAACAATACCACCCTCACCTTTGCCGTGCATTTCTTCTAAGAACTTAATAAATTTAAACGTAGGAGTAAATCTATGTGTGTTTCTCATAGGTGTTGCAGTATGTAATACGTTGCTTTTCCAAAGAAGTATTCTACCTGGAATAGGCGGAATAGCAATTATCTCTGGATACTCTGTACCTTCATAGCCTTCTTTTTTATTTTGTAAGTTGGTAATAAACTTTGTTTCACCACCGTCATTTATATCCCAGTTATTGTTTGCATAAAACATAAAAGTCCATGCTTCATCACTTTCATCGTCTACGTGATAGTACGCAGGCTCTCTTGGAGCAAATATATTTGCGTGTGATCTTTTTAGTATGCAACCATTTACTTGTGGTACATACTTTTCACAGAACTCCCAAAGTGCATGAAATGTTTTACTACCTGTATATTCTCCTGTACTCATTCCTGTTGGCGGTAAATCACCGTCATCAACTTCACCATATAAGTATGGCCAGTTTTGTACATCACGAACAAGTTCATTTAGTTCAGGTGGCTCAAATGCATCATCAAAGATGTACATTCTTCCATCTAGCATTTCTGTTACTTTAGGCTGTCTCATCTGTTTTCTTATCTTTCAAATAATCTGTATGAAGTATCCAACGATAACCTAAGTCCTTAACGTGTCGCATAAAGCCCCATTCTTTGGATTTCTTACCCATATAGAATAAACTCCAACACGGTATCTCGTTACCATCTTTGTCCTTCTCAAGTTCTAGCCAATGCAAATCATCAGCTTTTCTAAATCTTACAGTACCTGGTCCCCACCATTTTTTTGTACTACCTACTACATGACCTTCCATGGCTCTTAACGGCGTGTGTTCCCAATACCCACCTTTTAGGATCATTGTACCCCAACTCCAGGGATGGTCATGTAGTACTGCCTCATCACTTACTAGTATTTTATGTAAAGTGATGTTGAACGGGAAGCTCTTACGATCCTTAAGGAATATATACCATCTAATTAGATATGGTACTGTTCCTGTTCGATCATATATTGTTCTTTTTCTATCCTTAAAAAAGTTCATCATTTTGTTTACCACTGTAGTAATCGTCTTTACATAAATTGTAAAGCTCTATAAATCTATGATACTGCAAAGCCAATGCAGGATATTCTTTGATCATTTCTTCAATAGTGTGTTGTGAAGGCCATACTTCAGGTCTGCTTTCTAAGTCATCAAAGTTAATTGAAAACTCGCCACCCGTATCATTCACTCCTGATAACGTATCAACTGTAGAATCGAATGTGTATGTATACTGCGGTGTTGCAATACCTGTGCTACAACCAGAAAAAGTTATATCATCTGCATCAATGCCAACAGTATTAATGCCGCCTACAGTTGAACCTGCCGTATATGTTACTGAAGGAACTACTGATACCGTATCTGATACTGTACTTTTACCGATGTTAATAGTATATTTTTTATCATCACTAGTCTTTGTCATTGCTTATTGCTCCATAAAGTTCAGTACCTGCAAAAAAGTCGTTTTGTAATTTTTTAACTTGTTTTTGTAAAGCTGGAAGATAAGTTTCATAATTTATCATGTAGTCATTTATTCTTTTAACAAGTTGTTCTCTATTTGCTTCGTATTCTTTAAAATCTGTAGTCCATCGACTTGGATACTTAAATTCATCTAGTGCCATTTCACTGTAACTTAATCTATCTGGAACCATTGGTAGTGTGTCTACTATAGCACCTTCATACCAACTAATACCTAATGTTTCTTGTAAGTTAGCACTAAACACTAGCTTTGCTCTACCTAACAAGTTATGATATTCCATCTTAGAAAGTTCTTGTTCTTGACATATAATAAGCTCACAGTCTGGTAAGTGTGTTCTTAAATCTCTAAATATTTCAGGTTGTTTCTCAGGAGCAATCCTATGCGGAAACAGTATAATATTTTCCTTAGGCATACCTCTATAACTATCTAAACTGTTACGTAAGTATTCCATAGGCCAACCTACACGTTGTACCTTACCATTGTTTAATTGTTTAGCTACTCCCCAAAATGCTTCTACAAACATATCTATATGAAAGTCACTTGCAAAGAAGTTGTTATCATAACATTCAAACATAGAACGTTCTGCATTTCTAACCCAAGGTTTGTCACCTATAAGTCTACCTAAAAAGTCTTGTGGATCATAACTACCTGCGTGCCACAAACCACCAATGCGAATGTCAACACCCAATAGTTCTGCCATATACCGTAGTTGAATAACTGTAGGATTCCAGGCATCGGTATAGAGAAAATAATCGCCGTCCTTAACTTGTCCTGCACAGAACATTTCCCCTATAATTTCTAACTGCTTACTCTTGTAGACATTTGTTCCGCCAAAGTTTAAGAAAGCACCAGGTGTTGTTGCCTGTGGAGTGTCACCTCCGTTAATTACTTGAACTTCTTTGTTGGTAGCACGTTTTAATTGCTTTGGAAGATATTCCTTCCACTGCTTTGTGTAACGTGTATCAACTGCTTCAATATCTACAATATATATCAATTATATCTCCTTTTCTTAAAACGTGCTTGTTTCTTCTCACGTCTTTCTTTACGAGCTTTTACAGGATCTAAAAAAGCCTGATAAGCTCTAGCCTTTTCACTATACAGATCTTTTTCATTAAATCTGTAACCTTCGAAACGACAAAAGTCACGAAACTTGTCTAAGTCGTCAAAGATTTTTACGACTTCGGGGTTCTTAGCAAAATATGACACGTCAATATCTCCTCTAGTATTTTGCGTATACGATGTGAGCACCATTCTCTCCATCTTCACTTACGTCAATGTGAACTTCTCTTCCTGGATACTTTTCATTAATCTTAGCCCATAAATCATCACTGATCATTTCGCAAGATTTATAATCAAGTTCTAAAGTCTTTTCGCTATACATTTTTTCCAACCAACGTTTGAACTGAATAAATTCAATATCTCTATCATCGTGGAATACTTCAATAGCAACTTTAAAATGAAAAATATGTCTGTGTGGGTAGCCTAAAAATGAAACATCATACTCGTCGCCTGTTGCAAGTTTAGGATCGTCAAGTGCCGCAGGATATTTGTGAATACCTTCTTTTCTAAAAGTAACCCAAATCATTCTCTTTGCATTATCCATAGTCTTTGCTTTGCCTTCCTCTTTGTATTTTTGCCTAATAAACTCGTCTGTAGACAAATGTTTAAGTTCTTTTATTGTAACATCATCCATAGTATTAATCAACCTCTTTTATTGGTTTGTCTTTGGTATATTGTGTCCAATCTGTAAATTTTGAACGATCCATTAAGTCGTGTACTTGATGAACCCATACACCTGGGTTCGAATGGTTAAAGTCAGTGTCGTCAATCTTAATACAAGCATTATAGCTTAATTCAGATATGTTTGGAATCTTAACACTGATCTGCGGAATAAAATTACTGTTCACTGTAGAAAATGGTTGACTAGATTCGTGTAAGTTATCTAATACAAGTTCATGATACTTAACATCATAGTCTAGTGTAACTAACCAATTCTCGTCTAAAAGAACACTAATCATATCATGCCAGTCTTCTATGTTATCTGTATTCTTTGGATCAGGATTAAAACTTTGATTAGCACCTAAGTAAATGTGTGTACAGTCTTGTTCTCTTGCTTTTTGCATCAAGTCAATTGGGTTATGTATTCCTACTACA